ACCCTGGAAGCCGCCGGCAAAGTAATATTTAGGTACAGGGATGAAAGCAGTCGAATCTGGGTTAGGCTCGACAGGGAAGTAAAGCCCCTTCCGGAAGGCATACATCGGATGCTGTGCCGCGGTCAGTCCGTCACCCAGAATCTCATCCCCGATTTTATCCACTACCAACATATCCGCATCAGCATAAAAAATATAGTCATACTCTTTCAACTTTTCTTCCTGTTGCAAGAACAAATGATAGCGCATTAAAGTCGGAAGAGGCCAGTTAACTCCTTCAGTCGGAAATACCGTCGCTCCGTAAGTCACTTCGGGAAAAGTGTCACCTATGTCGCTCCACAAGAAATAATCCACTTTATGATTGGTCAAAAAGTTTTTCTTACACGATTCGATCATCGGACCAATATAAGGCCAATAGGGAAAATTAACACAGATGAATATGAGAGCTATTTTTTTTTGTGGTATTGCTTTCATCATATTTTTTCCCAATGTTCCGGCAAGACCGTACGGATGATGCCGTCTGGATGCCACGATTTTGGACCTACAACGCGATTATCGGGGTAAAGCGGAGATAGCCAAGCCCCCCAGTAGGAAAACGAGCTGTTGGCGATTATATGGGCTTTGCACCTCGCCATGTCGTTCATGTCTTCAAGCTCCGACTTCCCTTCCGAGAATTTGAAATTGTTTCCCCTAAAATATTCTTTGCAATACGGAATGTCGTCTGAAAAAACCCTAAAAGTATCGCCTTGAAAAAGTCCGGTAGCATTTTGGTAATAGTCAGTCTTGGTTAAGTCTACATAAAAAGGGTTGTCAACATAATCTCCGCGCCTCACATGTATCGCCACTTCGTCTATAGGCTCACCGATGCCTTCCGAGAACATGGCACGGATCTCCCTTTCGTATCTCTTGAAGTATTTTTCATCCTGGCAATAGAAGCCTATTCCCAAGTCCCGACAAAAAGAATACAAAGCCGCCATCTCAAAGAGCCTATTGCCCAACCGTCCAAATATCTTATCGGGATGAATCATCGTCTTGGATATTGAATAGCTGCTTTCTGTATTCATAGTTTTTTATCACATCGTTCTTCCTCGATTCAGAGATGTCGCTCTTTTTCACGTAATCCAGATATCTCTTAAAAAGAGGACGGTATGCTTTCCTGAATCTCAACGGCTCATGATAAAAGGCTTTCTCTCCAGTTCTCATGAAAATATTATAACACGGTCGGTAATTTTTTGTCCTGTGGATAACTCTTAATATATAGGTCCTCATCTCTCGAGTTGTTATAATGTTTTCTACAGTATTTATACGGTGAAAAACGATTCCGTACATAGAAGTTTTGTCCACATCGCAGGCAATTTCTAGAAATATCTTTTTCTGGTCGATGCATGAGTCGATTATACCATCACTCATTAATCCAGTTATCCACAGCTTGTTTTCTCTAAGTCCACGGTATAATCTGTCTAACGCGCAAGCGCAAGATCGAATTTTATCAGCTTTACATTCTCTCCCCTCAGCCCATCGAAGCTACTTGTAAAGCGGCTCCGTGGGATTGGGGGAGAGAATAAATTAAATGGCAAAAGAGCGTATCGTCAACACTCGCTTTTGGAACGACGGATTCATTTCAAACTTGATTCCGCTCCAAAAACTCCTCTTTATTTACCTGCTTACAAATGAGCACACTAATATAAGCGGAATTTATGAATTGCCCATCAAAGTGATGGCACTAGAAACTGGCATTAATGTCGAAATGCTGGTCAAATTATTACCCCAAATCGAGCCTAAAATCTATTACCTCAGATACCCTATGGATAGCCTATCTGGGTATGTCGTACTCATCAATTTCATCAAATATCAGCATTCGAACAACCCAAAAATAAAAATAGGCATGAATCGTGAAATATCCTGTATTCCCTTGGATATTTTAGAAAAGGCCATAGGCTATGGATACCCTATATATAGGATATCGCACTCTAACTCTAACTCTAATACAATAGGCGATGCTGTCGCATCGCTCACAAAATCAATGAAAAAAAACACATTCGGTTCTTATCAAGAAGACAAGTCCTCGGATTCTCATGAGACTGTCTTGGATGCAGAAACTAACGAACCAATTCGAACTCAGCCTAAAGGTAAAGTTACGGGTAAAAAAGACCTGCTTAAGTGGGCTGAAGACCGAAGGGGAACGATGTTTTCTTTTCCGACTAAACAATTCAAAGCAATGCAGATCATGATCGAGGCTAAAAAGACCCCTAATGAAATCAAGAACAGATGGGTGGAATTAGAAACCGATAATTTCTATAAAGACCGGGGCTTCGACTTCATGGACGTTGCCTCGTCTTTCGACAAGAGATGAAAGAATCACTCGCCCCAGCAGACTGGTTGATGACCATGGAGATGGAACTCCGTAAGATGACCGATGATGAAGCCCGTGAAGAACAGCTCCGCCGATGGAAGATAATTTACGGCACTTATTCCGGTGAAGACGAGATAGTCTCATCCCATCAGATCGCGGAGGACCTGAGGACCCGGAAGCCCATTGAAAAGATCTTGACCGGCATAAAAGAATTCGACGACATCCTCGGCGGCTTCACAAAAAAACAGCTCATCGTTATCGCGGCTCCGACCAAATCAGGCAAGACTAGCTTTTGTATCGAGCTTACCATCCGCCTAAAAGACCAGAACCCCCTATGGCTGCCGTTCGAAGAGCCTGCGGAAGAGCTCATCCAGAAATTTTTAGACCGCAATGAAGTCCCGCCTCTTTTCTACACACCAAGGAAAATACCATCGAGCCTCATGAACTGGGTAGAAAATAAGATCATCGAAGCCAAAGTGAAATTCAACTCCAACATCGTCTTCATAGACCATCTGCATTTCATAGTCCCTTTCATGGCAGAGCGCCAAGACCTCCAGATCGGCCAGACGATGCGCGAGCTAAAGTCTATCGCCAAGAAACTGGATGTGACGATTTTTATAATCTCCCATTTGAAGAAAACTAAAATGATCGTCCAACCCGACTTGGAGGATCTAAGGGACTCGTCATTCACCGCCCAAGAAGCCGACACTGTGATAATGCTCTGGCGAAAGTCCGTAAGAGACCAAGGCGAGCTCATCATCACGAACGAGGTGAACGTATCCATCCAAGCCAACCGGAGAACTGGAAAGACCGGGAATGTGAAGATGATCTATACGAATGGTCGATTTTTAGAAAAATCTAAGACTGAAGAAAATGAAATCAAACAATTCACCGATACTCTCGCCGATTCAGCCTGGGCTGAGTAATAAGAAACTAGCTACGCTCCTCATGGAGGCCGCTGTGATCTGTCTCAGAATGGCGAAAAAGCACGATGACAAACTATTGGAGACGAGAGCCATGCAACTCTATGAGGATTCAAAAAAATGGGAATCGAGGAAGGATGTGTCTGATTTTGAGATATAAAGTTATCCACACCCTACGCTTGACGAACCGAATACCTTTTGATAGACTTCTTACATGAGCTCTTCAGCTCTAACCGTAAACAGAGACATCGCTCGCACAGCCCCGGCTTTGCATCCCGACAGTCTCCCAAAGGCGGTTTTATAAATTAAGCCAACATTCCTATCGTCACCTCCACCAGATTTTTAGTGCTTATATTTTTTCACACTGAATGTTGGCGGTGGGGGCAATGGGACAAATCAAATGACAATAAAAGAAATCGCGTATGAGTTTTTAGGTATCCTCGTCTGTACAGCTTTGATCGTCGCCGTCGCCTGGTTCGTCATGGTGCTTAGCCATCCGTTAATCGACAAAATCCTATGAAAAATAAACTAGCTGACCCCGATTGTGAGATCTGCGAGGGAACCGGAGAAAATGAGTTTGGAGACGATTGCTTATGTGTGAGACAAAAAAGGTCGAAGCGATTAGAAGAACAGGAACTAGATAACACAGACTAATTATGAAAATAACAATAACAGCTGAATATCAAGGGTTAGAGATCAGAAGAAGTTACTTCTGGGATGATGGAGAATACGCAGAAGAAACTATGAATGACATTATTAACTCATTAAAAGAAGAATATGAACAACAGTTTACAAATCCAAAGACACGCAATAGCAAAAAGCAATAAGCCCCTGAATAAATACAATACAAGCTTGCATCAAGACACCGAGTCTCTTACCGGAGAGCCGAATGACAGGACTGCCGAGGACATCGGAGTTGAAAGAGAATTACCAACTAACGAATAATAAAATGGCAATACCAACAGATGCAGTCATCCCGAGAAATTCCGCCCAATTCTTCAAAGCCGAGGAAGGCAAGAACCGAGTGAGGATACTTTCCGACATAGTTGTCGGATGGGAAGGATGGAAAAATAATAAGCCTTTTCGTCACGAGGGAAATGTCTGCCAGATAAAACCCGAGCAAGTCGACCTCAATCAAAGCGGCCTGCCGAACATAAACTATTTTTGGGCGATGGTGATCTGGAACTACGCCGAGAAAAAATTGCAGATCTGGGAGATAACCCAAAAGACGATCATGGGCGTCCTGAAAGACCTTGAAGATAATTCTGACTGGGGAGACTTGAAAGGCTACGACATCGAAGTGAATAAATCCAAAGTCGGCGACAAGACGACCTACACCACGCTCTCGATCCCGCCGAAGCCCGTTGCCCCGGAGATTGCCGACCTCTACGCCAAAACCGAGATCGACTTAAAAAAGCTCTTTGCCGGTGAATATCCGATTGAATACCCAGCAAGCATTGATCCGGCGGATGTGGCTTTCTAGCCCTAAAAGAGATTGACCGACTGTTTATGGATGCCCTCTCCGCTTTACAGGATAAGCCAGGACGCATGAATTATCAAAAGACGATAGTAGATAGCACCCCACCCTAAAAATGACCCTACAAGCCAAAGCAGACAAAATATTCAGCGAGTTCATCCGACAGAGGGATGCGGACCAAAACGGACTCATAAAGTGCTATTGCGGACGGTTGGTCCACTGGAAAGACGCAGATGCTTCGCACTTCGTCTCAAGACAATATCTGCAAAAAAGATTCGATGAGAAAAACGTCCACGCCTCCTGTCGTAAATGCAATAGATTCTTGGAAGGGAATAAAGAGATGTATTCGCTGTTCCTCATAAAGAAATTTGGCCCGACGATCTTTGAAGAATTGAACAAGGACAAAGACAAGCCTTACTGGGGATTCCCTTATGAGAAAATCATCGAAGAATACAAAATAAAATGCAAGACACTTACTTCATAAACTTAAAAGGAAAAGCGAACATCCCCGAGACTCTGGAGATCGGCCACAACTACGAAGTGAAGGCGCAGGGAAGCGTGACTCAGAAAAAAGAGGATGATAACTTCGACGGAGGCAACAACGTCTCGTTCAAGTTCGAACCGGTCACTATAGAGATAATAAACCATCTGGGGAAGTCTATAAAAGCAAAAGATCCCCGGAAGAACAGCCAGAAGATCCGCACCTATCTTTTCAAGCTCTACAGCGATGAAGGCTATGTCGAAGCCTTTGACGATGTGTATGACGCCGCTACTCAAGAGATCCTCATGATGATGCCGGGATTACTAAGACAAGCGATTAAAAGACTGAATAAATGACATCCTTAAAACAACATCTGAACAAGATACGTCCGGCTCTGCATAAAAAACTAAAAGAAAGCGGCTTCTATGAGAAACAGGGAAAATTAAGAGACAAGGGCCGGGCGGCTTATTGGAAGAAATATAAAGAAAAGAAATATAAAGAAAAACATGACAAATCAATTTGAACAAGCCTTCAAAATAGACGACGCTCTATACATAAAGAGCTGTCTAGAGCGCAGTAAGAGATTCGACTACTGGACTAAAAGAGTAAGGGAAGCGAGAGAGTGGAAACTTACGGACTATCCCCACTCTACGCAACCAATCAAGATAATCAAGACAGAGAAGAATATCTTTATCAAGAAATTACTTAAATCCTTACTGCCATGATATTCATTTTCTTTGTAGACTTATTCATAATCGGCTTCCTCTTGGGACGCATAATATCTAAAAACTAACATGACTAGACTAATCACCGCGGAAGAATTAAAAATACTTGAAAACTATTATTTCGCAATAGGAGACGAACATAGGTCGAATGAATATAAAAAAGAATCAGAGAGATTACAAAGAGACCATAACACAGATTAACTAACATGAAAAAGAAAATAAATCTTACACGCATACATAATGAAGAAGTGCATGTTCCCTTTGACGTACGAACAGAATCGACACGTATTGAACATCTCCAAGAGGAGATCGCCAGATTGAATAAAGAGATAGCCTTTTGGAGGGAAAAATACAGCGAGTTGAGGGAGAAAATGAAGCCCTCCGCTTGGCGCTATCCCATCTTCCTCCTCCTAGACATACTCCTCGTAGCCGTCCTATTCCTATGGAATATTCCCGACAGCCGGTACGCCAATGCCTTCTCGGTCATAGTTACTTTAATAGCTCTTGTTGTCGGCATAGGGGTGTGGTTCATAAAACGGATATGACTCTAATCAACTACCTACATGTCGGCGAAACAACGGCTTGCGGCCACTGCGAACCTGAAAAATACGGCAAGGGGTTAAAAGAAGCCGAGAGAGTAATTCCTGATTTTAAGTGTGAATGTAAATGCCATAAAAATATGCCCCTAATCAACCTTATACAAGAGCAGAGAAAAGATTTTAACAATATCTTCGGAAGAAGTCCGATAAATACTCATCCTGAAACAGGCTACTCATCTATACAAATGGATTTGCATGACTTCATCGCCGCCTGCCAAAAACAGCTACTGGAAGAAATAAAGAAGGAATGGGAAGCAATAAAGACTGATGAGCAACCCATTACTAACTTCACCGCTTACCTAGATAATGCGCTTAAAAATATATGAAACAAACTGTAAATGTTCCAAGAGAATGGCTCGTAGGATTAAAAAAGGCCGTTAAAAAGGTCTATAAAGCAAAAGATTGGAGTGAAGAAGACGAGGCTATAACTTTATTACTAGGGTATCTCGATACCATTGATGAATTACTAAAATGAAAAAATACATCTTCAAAAAAAAGCTTATGGATTTATCTATGGCCGATACTATAGCTTACTTAAAAAGAGAAGAGATTATAGAAGAGGTTAAAGATAACATCTGTAATCATCCCGTTGGATATTGTAAGGACGGTTACGATATATGCGGTAAGTGTGGTGAAAAGGTAGGAGGCGGAGGATTATCAAATACCCTCTGCAATGACTGCTTTGACGGAGACCATATCCAATGCACTAGGGGAGATTGTCAGTGCGAGTGCAGGACTAGTTGGGAACGAAAAGAAGAAGCTTGTGGACCCGATACATCAGGATACTTTGAGATCATAGATACGCCTGATAGGAAAACGTCCGAACTCCTCGATGAATGCAGATCCTTATTCAGAGTTTGGACTTATTACAATGATACAGAGATGGACAAGGACTTTCTTCCGCCTAAAGAGGCGACAAGAAGATATTTCAAGAAGACCATTGAGTCTGACGAGAATCTAAAGGATAAATCCGCTGTCGATCTTGAAAAAGAAGGCATAAAAGGGATAACCATACGGGAAAGGATCATCATGGAATTGAAATATTTTAAGGAAACAGGAAAACATCTGGATATCGAGAATTGGACTCTCTGTTCCGGTTCCCGCAATTCCGGCGGCAGGGTGCCTTACGCGTACTGGAGCGACGACGGGTTCTTCGTCTACTGGAGCTATCGCGACTATCGGCGCTCGAGCTTGCGTTCCCGTGAGGCAGTTTCCCTTGCTCCTCCTATCTCTAAAGATTTTTGCTGGTTTATCATAGGGCCGAGGCCAAGTAGTGAAGTTTGATACGCCTAACGCTAAAACTGAAGCTCGTGAGACCTTCTTGGGGGCTTATGAGACAGAAAAAGAGGCAAAGAGAGTAAGGGATATTATCAGAGCGATAATTAAAGTATTATGACGATTTTCGATATCCCAATTCAGGCTTTAATTATATTCTCTGGGCCGATTGCTATTATTATTGTATTTTTTTCTTTAGAATTATTTGATGAATTAACTAAATTACTAATATGAAAACAGAAAAAGAAATACGCAAAGAAATAGGAGAGAAGATACTAGAGATGTATCATTACAATGGTCGAGACCAAGAGATAGCCCTGAATGATATTTTGAGATATGCAGATTATTTGATAACTGGGCAAGAAATAAAATGACAGAAGAAAATAGATTGACAATTGAATCATTATACATGACAAAAGAAATATCAGAGATGTTTAATGCTGGACAAGAGTATGAAAAGAGAAGACATAAATGCCCCAAACAAAAAGTTATTGTAAAAACAAAAATAAAAACAATTTTACAAAAACAAGAAATTAAGAGATACGGAATTCTCTCAGGAGAAATAATGTTAAATAAAAAGTTTACAACAAAAAGAGAGGCAGAAGACTTTGCTTCATACAATTCTATAGGAAAATCTTCGATGTATAGAATTATTAAATTTTACTTAGACTAAAATGAAAACAGAACACCTAAAAGACCTGCTTCCCGAATATATCGAGGAGTATTATCCTAAGATCGAGCACTCGGAAGCATGCCTTGATGCGGGCCACCCTGACTGTATAGACGGCTGTCCACGAGAGGGCTACGATGGCTCACGAGGCATAGCGACAGTCGCACTTACTAGGTTCTTAATCTGGGCAGATAAAAAGAAATGAAACACTGCATCCATACAAATGAAGGCATCTGCGATACCTGTCTTTCTGACACTGAAATAGGTAGAATCAAAGCCAATAGGTGCGGCCATTGCATGAAGAAGCTGAAGAACGTCATAGACCCTATTACTAAAAAGAAAAGTGAATATTCATGGCGATGCTCATGTTGGCCGAAGGGATTAACGTTGAGCATTGGATAACAAAAACGTATGGAAAACAAAGATAAAATCATTTTACACCTTTGCGCTGATATTGGAAGCGACACAAAACCTTACAAAGATGCCGGTTATGATGTTCGATTGATTGGAAGCTCTATTGGAATTGAAAATTATCATCCTCCAAAGAACGTATATGGAATTATTGCTAATCCCCCATGTACAATGTTCTCGATAGCCAGACAAAGAGCTGCAACACCCAGAGATTTGAGGGAGGGAATGAGATTGGTAAAGGAATGTCTACGGATCATCTGGGAATGTCAATATGATACTCCGCAAAATAAATTGATATGTCCCTTGAAGTTTTGGGTGATAGAAAATCCGGCAACGGGAATGTTAAAATATTTTTTAGGCAGGCCAACTTTTCAGTATTCACCCCACGAATTTGGAGCTGATTTTATGAAGCGTACAGCCTTATGGGGAATGTTCAATGAACCTAAAAAAGATTTTTGGACTAATCAAATAGGAACTGGCAGAAGTTCGAGTGATGTTATTACTCCGATGAATACCAGAAATAGATACGATAGAATGAATGCAAGAAGTATGTGTTATCCAGGTTTTGCTAAAGCCTTCTTTATAGTCAATCAATAGGTTAGCTCTTTGATTACAAGGTTGTTGGAATTTGCGAATAAATCGAATAAGCAAGTTTTCCCCCGATTCGGGTAAAGTTATTAACTTCCCGCAACCTTGTAATCAGTGAGGTAACAAAAAAGCCGCTCTTATGAGAGCGGCCTTCTTGCTCAACCCATGAACACCCTACCATTATACCATTAGTGGAGGATGGTCATCAAGAATCTAAGCACTATGATTATAGCAACCCCTATAAAAACGACATTCACTATCTGACCTAGAGGTGCTGGAGGCCCGAAGTATCCTACTATCCATTTTACAATGTAATAACAGACTACTAGAATTATTAAAGCGATGAGCAAGCTGATAACAGCTGGAATCATATATTTATTATTAAGCTGATAAATCTATATTAATTATACCATTAAAAAGGAGAGCCTGTATCCTTGAATACAGGTCCTTTGAAAGGACACCGGGTAGGTGCACTAGCGGAAGTAGATAAAGATACAGCTCTTACGGGTCTATCTGATATTATACCTGTTTTAATCTCCATTTTCTCAAATACTCTCGTTGATAAAGAAGATTCTTTTGATAGTTCTTTTTTCGCCATTCTCTCATTTTAAGACGTTCATATTCTCTTAACTCTTCAGGTGTTTTGTTCCGCTGCCACCAACTATTTTTACAAAGAATACATGATCGGTGTTGTTTATTTTTACGTAAATAGGTGTTTTTCTTGTCAAAAGGGTGTCCATTTTTACAATGGGTTTTTTTAGAATTAATAATCGGTGGGAAATTACCACGTACTATATTTTCTTTATTTGTCACCACTTCTAAATGAAAAGGGTTGACACAGCTATGATTTCTACAAAGATGATCAGTTACTTTATTAAGCGGAATCTCCTTTTCAAGGAAAAATTGGTAACATAGTCTATGTGCTGAAAAGCTATATCCTTTAAGAAAAAATAGGCCATATTCTAATCTAGTTTTTGTTCCTTTCCAATTCCAACAATCTGAAGAAAAGGATATTTTGGAAAATAATCTTTCTATGTCTTTTTCTTGCAGAGAAGGAATTTTATTAGCTGGGGTTTTATCTGAAATCATGAAAGTAATTGTAACAGAAAAAGAACCTCTTTGCCACTAGAGGTTCTGTGTTACTACCGATGGTATATGAAAATTACGGTTTTTCGTTTATGACAAAAAGAAACCGAAACTTGCTTTGCGTACTGTGGTATCGGTATCCGTTTAACGTGGATAGAGCTTAATTCTGGCAGCGTGCGCTTATAATTGAAAAGGCGTATCTTCAATCTGGCCTCGCTCTCTCTCTGGGAGGTATCTTCAAAGGAAGCTGTCCTCCTCCCCCGACAAATGCTTTACGGCATTTCTTAGAACAGAAGGAATAGACTCCATTGCGGAGTACTTTCCCCTTGATTATCTCGAAGCAGCCCCAACATAAGTCATTAGTTTTCATAAAGAGCCTTGAATCCCTATTTGTTTCGTAGGGAGTGGAGGAGACACGGATTACGCCGGAGCAACGTGTGTCCTCGACACCCTGCACAACTATGCAGTAGGGGTGGCTAGAGTTGATGGCGTGGCTGGAGCCGAAGTCACAGCTGGGATAGCAAGCACAGGAGTCACAGACTTTGTGACGAATAGCATCACAATCTTCCGAAGCAGGCCGAAGATGAAGACGATTGAGCCTATAGCTTCTCCGATATGAGCTGCATAAGCAGTCACGGCTTCTGTAGTCAAAGTGATTCCGAAGTGTCCGGCTATGAGGATTACTACCGACGCTAAAGAGATGATAAGACCTGTAACTGTAGCTGATAGCTTTGATGGATCTACGCTTGAGAGTAAAAACTTATTCATTTTAATTAAAATAATTATTCAGAATTGGTAAAGTGAATGTTCCGACGTTCCTTCCAAGGCTCGACCAGACCGCTATGTAAGAAAGCATACCTGTTATTACATGGTCTTTTTGAAAGGCAAATACTGCTCCGCTCGTTATCGGCCCATAATGGCCGTCAGGGACTGTAGTCGATGGGAAGTATCCGATTGATTGCAGGCATCTCTGTAATTCCAAGACTTCATTCCCGACATCTCCGTATTTCAGAGGAAGATAGAAAGTATGTTTATGTGTCCTGCCTATGTCAGAAGCGAATAATCCGTTGAAGTAAGGAGACGGGTCTATCGCCCCAAGGTACCCGTTAGTCTGGTAGACGTTATACCAAGTTCCCACAGGCTCTCCTGGGAGACAAGGCTTGAAGCCAAAGTGCAGATGGTCGCCTGTCGATAGGCCTGTTGAATTGGCATAACCGAGCAGATCTCCAGCCTTGACCCTTAAAGGCCCGTATACCGCATCGTGGCCCTTCACAGGGCTTGTATATAGGGGTTCCTTATTGCTGTCCACCATGTGCCAGTAGATAGTCTTAGCGAAAGCTGGGCCGTCAGGAAAGTCGAACATTTGGGTAGTCCGGAGCACTACACCTTCGCCCTGATTGCCGTCTATCTCGTAATAGGCGTCTCCGTCATGTGCGGCATATATAGGCTGTCCATGCTTAGCTTGCATGTCCAAACCATTGTGGCCGATGATGTCTATTCCATGAGCTTGATAATATGCGCCGTTCACTCCAAATCCCTGACTGATGAATTTCGGAGTAACTGGGTAGTAGAGGGATAGTTTCATAATTATTTCCAGTAGTGAGAGATTAGGATTCCGATAATGCTCATAGCGGTTGCTGCCATTATACCAATTCCCCATATCTTGCCTATGAGAGTGTACATGAACTCTTCCAGTTTCTTTAGTTGAATATCTTGGGACTTATCTTTATCGGACAGGTCATTGCGAGCTTCTTCGGCAGATACAACGATCTTCTCAAGAACCCTCAACCTATTTTCATGGTCTACATCGACCTTCAGGTGTTCGAGAAAGTCCGTCCTTGGCACATACTGCATCGTCATCTCCTTCAGGGTGTCTTTTATCTCTCTGATGTTCACCTTGATATTGTCGATGTTCACTCCGACTACAGCCGCAGCCACAGCCGCTTTCTCTGCGGAGATGGCGGCGTTAGCGGCGGCAGTAGCGGCTGTATTTGTGTCCATATATTTATTGTATTAGAATCCCTGACAATCTGTCACCACTCCACCGACTATGGTGATCTGTGTTACTTGTGTTCCGCCACATACGCCAGTGATTCCTCCTATGATTTGTGGGCTATCATCAAGGCCAAAGGTTATCCATTCCGTTCCTGTATGGCCATTCACTATACCGTTAGGACGATATGAAGCCGCTTGACCTGTTCCTGGGTCGTAGATATTCATTGCTCCGGTGTTCGCATTGTTCAGCATATCTATCAGTGTGGCGTTGCTATTATCTATGTCCCGAAAGCCGAAATTGAAAGTATTAGTCGGAACGTAGAGATTATATGTCCCATAGTTCTCTACGCCATTGTTATTCGTCACTGTCCCATTATTCTTTACCGTCCCATTGAATGTCGAAGTAGCCAGTCCTGTGACTGTAAGATTTGCGAAAGTCGAAGTCGAGGCCTTTAGGTTTCCTATGAATGTCGAAGTAGAGTTCGATCCGTTGATATTTATGAAACCCGCGAAGGTAGAAGTAGCTGTCGAAGTCGCTGTGATATATCCCACGGTAGGGCTGCTAGTCGCTCCTACTGCGGTACCTGAAGTCCAATAGGTCAGAGTGTTTGGAGAACCTCCTGAAAGGGAAGCGCCGCCTCCTGATGTGAGACAAACATTATTGATAGCAAAACAACCCGAAGTCACATTGAAACCTTTAGTGGTAGATGTAGCTGTCGTATTTATCTGGGTGAAGGTTGCACCTTTGAAAGTAGATGAAGCTGTAGTGGAGGTCGCTATAAAATTATTACCAACAACAGTCTGTTCATTTCCATTCACCTTCACTGGGGTGATCCAATTCTGTGTTGTAGACGTTCCTTGCCATGTAGCGGCGAAATTAGCAAAAGCCAGGTTAGGCACTAACAAAGCAATTAAAGCTATCACCGAAGTTGCTATGATTGTGATTATTTTTCTCATATATTTAAGCAATTGCAAAGATATCAAAATTAGGGGCCACTTGTAATGTCGTGGTAGTAGTGCCTGTCCAGTTTGGATTCAAATCAGGCGAAGAGTTAGTCTTTTGCATCGCTCGGCCTTGGTCTACAACGAGCGCATTAGGAGCGGTGGCCCAAACAAACACGGTATTAACTCCGTCGATTATACCAGAGATAGGGACTTGGAAGCTCGAACCAGAGGAACTGAATGTGATGTCGGTCTTCTTGGTAGTGTCATTGTTTGCCACGGTCGCTCCTGAAGAAATAATATTTATGTCCGCGTATCTATTATTGGCTACGATGCTTCCTACCGATACTTGAAGCGGCTTAGAACCCCCGCCTGTCATAAATATCTTAGCCATAAGCTCTTTCTTAGTATCTTCAAGGAGGGCTGAAAATTCTTTGAGCTTCTTCTCGATTTCGCGGGCCTTAGTCTCGTCTCGGACTTCATTTACGAGGCCGTTTATAAAATCAACCATAGCCACAAGAGTCTTAGAAAGTGACTCATATCGGACATTCAATGTTTGGACTCTTGAAACGATACCCCTATCGTCATACGGAGAGGGAAGAGACTCTTTAATGGACTCGATCTGGTCGGAGAGGTCATTCAAGACCCGCGACTCGGCGAAAGACGTGTCGCCGAGCTTCTTTAGAACTGATATGAGCTTGTTTTTTTTCTTAATAGTCAGCATTGATGATGGATTTAATCTCCCTTCTTATTTCTTCTATCTTACCATTATACTCAGTCTCCTTCTCTTTGAGATTTTCTTCATGTTTAGATTTAAGGTCAGACTTTTCCAGCTCCAGCCTCTTAGCATAGTCGTCTTTTTTCTCCTCACTCTTTATAAAGTCAGGCGATTCAAAATAGACGTGGTTGGTTCCGTTGAAGCGGTTGATTATCGAAGTCGGATAGTCGCACAAAAAGTCCTCTTTAGTCCGAGAGTAGCGTTCTTTGAATGAAAGTTCCGGTAAGGCTTGGTACATCTTATCGACAGACTCTTGGATGTCATCGGCCGCGCCGGTTATCACAGCCAAGTCCCAGAACACCCCGAGGCTCTGCCACTTCCCTTTTACGCTAGCAACCTCGTAAAGCCAGATGTTTTCAAGGTCAGAAATCCCTATTTCCGTGTCTTTTTGGTTCTTAAGGTTGAATACCCTTACTGCCGTGCCAAAAGCCTTCCTGAGGGGGTTTTGGAGGCTCTGGATGCCCTCCAAATAGGCTCCTGCCCCGCCTGCCATGGCCATTTCCGTCAGGACCGCGTCATAACCGAACCTATTGGAGCAGAACTCTCCAAAGTATAGGCCATTTTCAGTGATGTAGATTGAAATATCCCAGACAAAGATTCCTTTATGCTTCTTGGCCATCTCATAGACTACTGGCGGGAAGGCTATTTGGTTAATCCTATCCCCTAACTCCGTGCGGATTATGAGATTCGAGCCGCAACCGACTTGGTTGCCGTTATTCTCTCCGTCCCCGATGTTCTTGGTCTCGATGTCTATGTCCGTAAATACAGGTTCCCCGTTCCAAAAGACTATCTGGGGGGTGATCTCTATCGGTTGGACTAGTTTTTCTTTGAGGATTATCTCCCCTTTCGAGTATTCCGAGGCGTGCTTGTCGAGAGCCGACAATATCTCCGCCTTATTCTTCTCCACGTCATCTACAGGGCAGATCGTAGAAACAAAGTCCCCTTCTGATTGGATGACTAGCGGTACTTCTGACTCGGATACGATCTGCTTTGCCTCTTCAACGGTCTTGACCTTTTGGTATTGGATGATTTGGACGTCAGGATAGTTCTCTTTGACGAAATCCATTGCGTCTTCCCTGCCCTTTTCAAAATCGTAGTCTTCTTTCGTTGGAAATAGTCCTTTAGTGAACCCCATCTCTAGCAATCTCTCACCGTAACGATATAGAGAGTTAAGATCACATAGGATAAAGTAGTCGTCTTTGTTTTTAACCTTGCTTAAAGCCTTTAGGAGCTTCTGGGCAGTAGTCTTGTTTTTTATGATCCCTTTGTAAAGGGTCTGCGAGTCCTTCAGCTTCTTATCTTCATCTGGGGTGGATTCTATTCCAAGTTCTTTGAAAGTCTCAGCTTGACCGACATAGACGGTATATCCTTCGTTCTGAAGGTGATGGGCTATCGGAAGGCCCGCTCCCTCGGAGGTGAAGACAACGTAAGTCGTTTCGGTAAAATTGATGTCTACGAGCTTAGTATCAGAGTTAGCTTCTTTGAAGTGAACCTCCTGGTCAGGTCTATCCTCATAGAAGGTCTTGAGTCCGAGTTTTTTAGCCGTTTCTCCTTTGTGTTTTCCGACATTCAAATCAGTGTGCTCTACGTCGTCGGGCAAAAAGAATATAGGGACATCCCCTACCGCCTTCCTAAGCTCTTTTTCAGAGTCTTTATACCTTCCAGTGATTACCACTGAATTAGGAGCCATCGGGATATGATCGGAAACCCGGTCAAAATCGTACCCGAAGACGAATGTCCCCAGTTTATCCCCAACTTTGGGGTCTTGACTTATTTTCTTGTTGGTGGTAGTATTCATATATGGGCATCGCCATTTTCTTACTTATATACATCGCGATAAAGGTCTCATAAACCCGTGAGGTTCTTTACCTCTTGCTCGGCTTTATAAGCCCCGTACCCGATAGCAGCGGAGGCGACTGGATGCTTTTTAACCGTATCAATGACTCTTCCTATTTTACTGGTGCCTACCTCTTGTGAAGACTTCCCTGCGATATTATCTATCGCATCGTAAAATAGACTCTGCTTCTTCAGGCTCTCTTTATAACCGAATCCATCTGGTAGGTTTGCTTCTATAGCATCATTTATACCGTCTCTCATGGCTTTAACGGCTGGCCTAAAAGCTGCGTTTTCTTTCTCATAGAGAGTTGGAAACTCTTTATCTACCAAGGCATCGAATTCTTTTCGTGACTTTAGGAGGGATGAGACTGTCGGATTCTCTCCGAGATTCTTTTGTAGTATCTTAGTCAAAGCATTTTTTGTTATATCGAACTTTCTGCTCTGAGTCGCATCGGCCTCTATCTCGATAGGCTTTGGCACGTCTTTTAGCCAACTCGTCGCTCCCTTAACGCTCACGGGTTGTTTTATTTTTTCGACATTAGTAGATAGGCTATCAGCTTCGGTGCTCAGAGCTTTTCGAACACTCTTTATATTCTCTGCTCCGCTTGCGCCTTTTCTGACTATTCCTTTAGTAGCATCGGCGACTTCCAATAGCCTCTTATCAGGCGCAATCTTGGTCTTCGAGAAGAAGCCTCCCCCTTGTCCTCGCCCTGAAGCCAGAGCCGCTTCGGTTTCCTTCTTTGTTAGAGTTGGAGTGACCACGCCGAGGGCTTCCTTGGAAGCGGATTTTTCAACTGCACTCACAGTCTTATCCGTCAAGAACTTTCCTACGGTCTTCGCACCGAATTTACCTACGGCCTCCAATCCCTCGGCCCCGCCCAACACGTCAGCTCCGCCCATTACCACATCTGCAGTAGCCCCGAGGGCTTTCTTCTCCAAATCCCAATTAGAATCGGCGTGACCTTGAGCGGCATTATCAAAAACTTCTTCGGTAGTTTTTTGTATGTCAGCTTGATAGGTTCCCGGAGTTACCTCATCAAAAGCTCCCTTACCTTTGAATAAGTTTGTGATTGGATCAGCAACCGCCGATACAGCTGACCTGGCAAATTTAATCGCTCCACCAATCAAGGTCTTGCCTGTTTGTTTGATCGTCTCCCCCGCTATCCCAGCCGCGCTGTTGGCTTGGTCAGATTTTACTTTAGCCGCATCTGTATCGGCTTGGGCTTGTTTGACCTTCTGCTCTTTAGTCATATTCGCCCATGTCTCATTAGCATGGGAGAGATTCGCCGAAGATTGGTTAAGATTCGGCGTCCTTTGTGCCACTGGATGATATGTCCAGCTAGGGTCATATTGGGTCTCTTGTCCTTGTTTTATGTATTTTGGAGGCATATTTTTTATTCGTTTAGAACCCAACCGCCATTACCGTCGGATTTATAGACATGGGAAGTGCCACTCGAATCTTTCATTACGGTTGTCGTATCTGCCGGAAGATTAGTGTTATCTACTCCTGCTGTCGTATCCACCTGGTCAGCGGAAGTGAACCACATCGTATCAGGAACGCCTTCCTGCTGGAGCCTTCCGTTTATAGTCTGAACCCCTTCGTCAGCCAGAGTCTTTTGGCCGTCGAATATCCCATGAGTAGCATCGTAGATCGATTTACGGGTTCCGTTATCCAAAATCCCTGTCCCTGTTATCTTCTGGGTGGCTACATCCCACTTGGCTTTGACACCAAGCCCAGAAAGCAGGACGTCCACTTGTCCTTCAGTGATTTGCTGTTGACCGCCTTTAGCGATAGAAATGTAAGAGTCTACCAAGTCAAGGTCAGGCGCGGCTTTATTAGTATTGTTCGGGTCCGACGCCAGTTTATAGGCTACGTCCAGGCGATTGATGGATTGTTTAGAGTTGTTATAAGTCTGAATAGGACTTTTTCCTGACGGATACAGGGAAGAAACCGTTTTATTTACTATGCCTGAATACAGAGAAATCTCTCTGGCGGCAGCCATGTCGCTCGCCCGATTGGCCGAAGCCAACTGGATGCTGAGCCTCCTGTCTGCGTTCTTTTCGGAGACTACGAATCTGTTTTGGGCTAACTGTTCGCTCACCTGCTTGGCGGTGAGCGGCGGATTATCTAAAAATCCTGCCGGCTTACCGAGAGCAGATTCGATATTCCTTTTTTGCGAAGGAGATGCGCCTAAAGCCAGTCCGTTATAGCCTATCTCATCAACAGTCTTATTATATTGGTCTACGGCGTTCTGATGAACCAACTGCTCGTGATCAGCGATCTTCGTATCTAAATTGAGCATCGTATCAAAACGGGTCTGAGCTAAGGACTTCTGTTTCTCATCAAGCCCTACAAGGGTGTCAAGCTGGCCTTGAGCCGAGTCCTTTTGGTCTTGGAGGAATTGAGCTTGCTTTACAAGTCCTTTGTTCCTCGCGTAGACCAATCCCTGAACTTGGGACTCGGTAGCGAATCCCCCTGCCTTGGTTATCTCCGTCCTCACATCATCCTCAGTCCCTGCCATGACGTTCTTTATATTCATCAAAGCCGTATTGATAGCAGGCAGTCCGAGCTGGCTTGAAATCGTATTGTAATCATCAACTAAGGAAGTCGATTGGGTGGATGCATAGTCCTTTCTTTCTTGCATTAAAAGGTCGATGTACGGATCAGTCTGGGGAGCCACTCCGCTAGTATCCACAGCGGATACAGGTTGGCTTCCTGCTATCGAATTAGACTCCTTATCTATCGCTGTTCTGGCTGCGCCGCCCGAGTCCGGGGAAGCTCCGCCTGCTGTCAAGCTAGAGTGGATTTGAGGGAAGTATTTTTGCATGTCTGCCACCTGTTGGACTTTGGCGGCTTCCGGCGAGCCCGGAGTCACTGTGGAAGATTTAGGAGGTGCCACGGGAGTCTGATTCTGCACAGGCGCACCCTGCAATGAAGGAGATCCGATCTGCGGGGTAGTCGAGGGTACAGTAACAGCCGTCTGTCCTTGGGGAACAGACGTTCCTGTTATAGATGACCCTGAAATAGTTGTGTTATCAGGTGTCGTTGTGTTTGATCTGCTATTTGCCGATGATGCTGCAGAGCCAGTCGAACTAGATTGGAACTGGCTAGAAGCCCCTACTGGAGCGTCAGAAATATATACACCTTTTGAATTTACGTATCCCATGTTAAGAGCTGGAATCGGTGATTAGGCCGAGATTAGAGAGGGCTGTTAATAGGGAAGCCAAAGCGGCGTTCGCTCCCCGAGAACCACTGACAGTAGGCTGAGAAATCTTGGGCTTGCCGAAGAACCCTATCTGCTGGGAGTTTCCCGTGATCGGCGAGAACACGTCCGTAACCGAATCGAATTTCCGCCACTGCCTGAAGCCTGTGACTTTTTTCACTTCTTTAGTCACAGTATCTTGTATCATTTTTTTGATTTCTTCTGGTTTCATAGTCTTAATTTCCAAATTCTTCGATATCTATCTCCACCCGATGGATGTAGGGGGAAACCGGCCCGATATTAGTTATCTTCAGTCCCAGATATGAAGAGGGCGCCTGATTTGGATTGTATTTTAACCTATCCCCGTCGGTTGTGGTAGGAGAAAAAGTATGGGCTGAGCCGGCGATGACCGAGCTGTCTATCCCGACCAGCTCGGTCTTGAAGGAAGTTATCCCGTTAGCGAGAACCGGCTCGAAGTATACCCTGACTTCCGTAGCTTTTATCTTCTTGGAGAACGGCTGATGCTGAGTCTCATAGACTCCGGTGTTGGCTGCAGATAAGAAGTCCTGTGAGTTCTTGAACATGTAGAAACCGTACTTAGTGGTAGAGCCGTTATACTCTAGCGTCGAAAAATAAGTCTTGCCCGATCCTGTCTCGCCGATAGGATTAGTCACAGCGTTATAGTAGCCTCCAGACTGTCCTGACTCGACAGTGAGGGATATGGCCCCGAAATACGGGACTCTTATCACGTCTCCATTAGAGAGAGAGGATGACATTATAAGCTGCCTGTAAAGGCCTACAGGGCTCTCTGCGTCTATCGTTCCATATAGGTCTAGGCAGGCTTGGGAGTAGCCAGTCAAGGGGTTGAATAGGGAAGACATCCAGCCTAAAAAGTCTCCGCTGTTTCCCACTGCGTTAGGGTGAGGGGAATTCTCGAATTCGGGCAGGAATATGGTGTTCTGCGGAGTTCCGAAAGCCGACCCTCCGATGTTGTATCCGAATACGTACTCGAAGCCCGAGAACGAGTAGTATGAATTAAGGGAAAAGGACTGGAATGAAGTCGAGGAGGAGATAGCCGTATCGGTGCCGTTCCAATAGACCAGCGTTCCGGCGGTCGCGGCGATATCCCCTATGTTAGGGGAGACCGAGGTCAAGTTGGTAACCTGATTGTACGTGACGACAGCCACAACATATCTTCCGTCTGCTGTCGTTTTTACATCCCTAGCCTGAGTATTAGCCGGAAATCCTGGAGATATCTTCGTATAAGTAACGACTGTTTCAGTAGAATCTATCTGGGCCAAGTTGCTGCCGTTCGTATAAAAAAGAGAACCAATGAAAGAGACCACTTGCCTCGGGACATTCACTATCCATTGGGTAGAGCTGGCTACTCCGACCACTGTCTCGCCTGTTCCGTCGAAATTTATCTTCGTGACGCCCGAATCATGCCCTATCCATATCCTCTCAGTCCCTCCGAGCTGAGAGAACACCAAAGACCCTCCGTAAAGGAACGTCTGGGAGTTGGCGAGCGTAGCTAAAAGGACTGGGGTGTCATAATCAGGATTCTTTCCCGTAGGGTCGTTGACCTGTATTTTATACAGCCTCTTCAAGTGCCCGATAGCATAGACGAAAGTCGTCAAATTTCCTCCGATATTCTCTATCCTTACTTTAGCCGACATTATCATGTCGGTGATGACTCCTTTGGTGATGTCCGTAGTCCCCTGTGAAAAGGTCAATGTGCCGTTGAATTCGAAAGTATCATATCCCCAGGAAGAATAGTAATTGGCCATGCCGGAGTTGATGTCTCCGTCACGAAAACGAGTGAGACGGCCATTCCACTTGTCTATTACCAGAGTTTTATTGGATGATTTAGCCATTATACGAATTCTGTGTTAGCCGAGACTGTCGAGTATCCATTTGCCCCGTTGCCTCCCGCGGTTCCTGAGCCTGTCTTGGCCCCTCCGGTGCCGCCGGAGACCGTTATAGTCCCCGAATTGGTTGTTAGGGAATTATAGAAGGCCAATAATACGCCTCCCCCTCCTCCGCCCCCGCCGCCGTCATTGCTCGAAGATCCTGCTACCCCATTTTTCCCGGCAACAGATATCCCCGAGGCAGTAGTGAAGTTCCATGCGCCTCCGCACTCGATTATCAGAACTCCACCGCCTAAACCGCCAGCCCTTCCCACTCCGGTATTGGTATTGGTGTTAGTGGTGCCCGAGCCAGCGGCCAATATAGACCCGCCTCCGCCTCCGCCATTGCCTGAAACTCCATTAAAAGAGTTGCCGCCTCCGCCTCCTGGACAGGCGAATGGATACTTTCCGGCAAGGATGGCAGATGCAGTGATGGCGTTAGCTGGGGCGAATACGGCTATCGCCCCCGCTGCGCCGCCTGTTGTATTAGTGCCGTTCCCTCCGCCTCCTACAGCTAGACCTGAAATAGAGAAGCCGTTGGACGCGGCTGCTCCGCCCATTCCGCTCCCGTCTATCATCGGAGCGCTTGAAGAAGTCAGGGTAACAGCTCCTTGAGATTTAAGGATGATAGTCGTACCGTTAGCGTGGGGATTTGAGAAAGCCAGAGTACCGCTCCCCGTGATGGATATCGAAGTATAATTCTTCACCACGACTTGAGCGCTTGCGCAATTTATCGTCGTCGTACCGGATGAGACGCTCAAAGCTCCGTCGCTTCCGGTTCCTCCGAACTTCAATCCTAGGGACGTAGCAGCTGCATTCACCCATTTCGACCCGTTGTATTGAAGGACATCGTTAGCCGCAGGCGAGCCTCCGACGTTGAATTGAGAAAGGGAAGAAAAAGTATGCTTGTGGCCGGGATCTGATGACGACGCGTTCTTTAAGAGGTAGTCCACTGTCGTCGTTACAGCAGAAGAATCTACTCCGAGCTTAGTCTCGACAGCCGAAAGGGCTGTATTCTGCGCACTCTCTATACCCGAGTGGGACGGAGAGTTCAGCTTTTGGCTGGATGTCGGCGTGGTGAATGAATCTAATGAAGTAGGGTATGACATATATTTATAACAATAATCCTAATAGAGATGGAAAGGCTGTTACAGCTACTCCGGCTGCAGGGGATATCGAGGCGACTATGGTGTTCTGCCTCGCTGCGCCTCCGGACCATGTGTATCCCAGAGAATTCGCTCCGGCTGGAGTAAGAGGCCCGTTAGTATCCATGAGATACAGCTCGTAGCCGACGACAGTCCTCTGGTATACAGACAGCCTGAGCGTCGTCCCTCCGTTCGCTGTATCCGTCGTGCCTCCGCCGTTGCAGGATACCCCGACCATCCAGCAGTTGTCGGCAACTGTCGTTATGCTCTTTGAAGCGCTCGTCACTGTGGATGCTCCGCTTGTGGATGTTCCTGATTGGTCAGGTTGCCCTGACTGCTTCGCTCCTGTATATGAGGCTGCGCCTACGCTTGTAAAAGTGTCGGGAGGTGTCGTAAAGCTTACTACGATGTTATGTGCCCCAGTAGCAGGGCCTATATAATAAAATAACCAGCTCTGTCGGTTCTGATTGGTATGCTCGTCTACAGCCGCTATCTGTGTCATTCCGAGAGCATTGTAAGTTACAGTCGATATCACAGCTTGTGCCGTGCTCGCGCACGTTATTCCGACTATAAGCAACAAGTTGCTGCCCGTACATGTATGAGAAATAGTTATCGGATACGATGACTGGTTTCCCGCTGATGATGTTGTATCTAATGCTATAGTCATATTATATATTTTGTCCGATTACGAATCCGTCATAAGTACCCGAGCCTGTTCTGATAAAGCCGAAAGTATCCCGCTTGTTCGCTGTCGTCGTCAGAGTCGGTGCTCCGCCGCCAGCCCATTTTATCGTCGTGAACCATGTGACAGTTCTCGAACCGCCTGAATCTTGAGTGATCGAAACAAGGAATATCTGGTTGTTGGTATCGTTCGAGAGAGCAATCGTCGCATTGCCGGCCGGCATCGTGATGTAATGCTGATTAGCCAAAGACAAGTCTAGAGTCGCAGTCCCTCCTCCTGCCGGAGTATAAGTCTGAGCAGTCGGATTAGTGGCATTGATTACCGGCTTGGTGATAGTGACGGTTCCAGCGACTCCGCTGCCATTTTTCGCTCCGCCGGTTATGGTGATGTTCCCGCCATTCCCATTTCCATTGGTAGCTGCTCCACCAGTGATCGTGACTGGACCGCCGTTTCCGCTTGTCGCTCCTCCTGCCCCGCCTGCGATTATCGCTCCACCGCCGGCACCAGTCACTCCGCCGACTCCGCCGGTCAGATATGCGTATCCGCCGGCTCCCGAACCGAATCCGACGCCGCCAGCAGGAGCAGCATCCCCTCCGGCATTATTCCCTGAAGTCGCGCTACCTCCGGTTATGTAAGCGCCTCCGCCTGCTGCATTCGTAGAATCGCTGCCGTAGAGTCCTACGCCTGTGCCTGTTCCGGCTACTGCTGGCGGCTGGATTATCTGAAAGTTGGCAAAAGTCGCTCCCACATCGCCTATGGCGATCCCGCTGTCTTTCACTATTTTTCCGGTAGTCCCGTTGAATTTAGGTATCCCGTTACTTATCGCAGAAGCCGGACCTATGGCCGTTTGCGCAAAATTAGCATTGATGTCGGTCAATGAATTCGCTCCTGATTCATTTGATGTTAATACGGCGATGCTCATGTTGCTTTGGGTATATTAGTCCACGCTGTTCCGATTACAGTCCATGGCGAGGCAAGTTGCCACGGGAGGCTCGCACTCGACCAGAGAGGTATTGTAGGCTTGGATATCTTCGTCCAGTCATTTAGAGTGCCGTCATAGCTCACCGTCGGGTCATCGTAAGTGGTCACAGCATCGTCATAGAGAATAACTCCAGAAGATATCTTGGACCAACCAGTTCCGCTCGCCTTATTTATCTTTGTCCAGACAGTAGTCATCAGAATTCCCAGCCTGTCAATGGAAGTCCCTGCGTCTCCACAGGCTGTTGGGACGTAGGTGCGATAGCTTCGACCAAGTTATCGAGTTTCTTCTTATAATCCTCATTCCACTTGTCCGCCTCGTTGAACTTCGACAAAGATTGGAAGTAAATAGCTGCTACTTTATCGGCGAGAATGTAGGAATGAAGTGAATCAGGATAAGCTAGAGTGTCTCCTGTCGTAGTGTATAGGGTCGGAACCAGAAAATACACTATCTTGATGGAATTCGTGAGGTTCATCCCCGAAACAAAAGAAGGATATATCTCAAATGTGTCTCCATGATTGTCCACCAGAGGATTGGTGATAGGCTGGTTCTTTCTAAGGAAGTCGTACGAGGTATTGTTCGGAGTATTGGCCATCTCCAAAGCTCCGCAGGAGATATAATTATTCTGGTTGGTGTCGGTCATATTGACTTCGATAGTCTTCAATCTGAATAAGTCCGAAGGGAAAGCAAAGGTCGAGCCTTGACCGGCAGCGGGCAAAGAAGCTGTGGCATAAGATTCTTGGATCTGGGCTGCATCTATGCCTCTCCTGATGAGCTCGGACCGCAGATCGAGCATCGCTTCATTGAGAAAGTCTATCCCCGGAGTAGAGACGCTAAGGCTCCCAGTGCCTGCCTGAGTCTTGGTCTCCACATAAGTCAAAAGGGTTCCAGTTGTCATCTGTATCCCGCCCTGTCGATAGAGAGGGCGGAGACAAACGACAATCTAGGACGATACTGCCGATTCTATTCTAGCGATACGATACGTGGCTGCCGAATCCTCGAATCTTGTGACTCCCAAGGTGACTTTGCCACCGATAGAGTTGAAGAGATTCAAAGGATTGTTGGAATCCGGCGTCGTGACTAGGATAGGAGTCGGCTGCTGGAAGAATCCCCAGCCGAAAGACTGGTCGCCCAATACCGTAGTCGGAAAGACGTTGGTCGTCGAGCTGAAGTACATCTGATATGCGCTCCTCAAATACCTGATGCCCCTGAAGTCTCCCATAGCGCCTGCTCGGAGGTCTTCGACGGAGGTATAGCGCCCTGCGTCGACCCATGAGCCTGCGCCCGTGGCCGACATGAGGTCAGTCTCGGCGAAGGGATGGATCACTGCGACATAATATTTGCCGTCAAAAGGCTTGAGTCCCGAGGCGTTCGAAGCCGCGAGGTTCCTGTACGCCTTATTGACTTCGGTCTGGGTGATGAGGTCTCCTGATGCCAAGCTGGAACGGGAAGTCTTGCCTCCTGCATAGATGACTCCGTTCGTACCTGCATTGACTACTGTCTGGATGACCGTATCCACCATTCGGGCTAGAGCATTCCTGACCTGCATCGTGCAGGAGTTTACGACTTCAATAGCCGAGTTGGCTACCAAGAGGTCGGATACCTGCACCAAGATACCGAACTGGAACGGTCCTGACGAATACGAAGTCGCGCCCCATGTCACTGACGTAGGGTTCGTGCCTTCTGTGATCGCCGCTACACCGACGGAAGCATCATAGATGTAACCGCCTGCCGTATATGAGCCTTGTCCCAAGATCGACGCGCCTGCACCGAACACTGATCCCGCCAGAGTTCCGATGGAAGCTCCGGCCTTGACTGCGAGCTGGTTCGTCTGTGGGAAGTTTATCCTGTCGAACCCCTTAGGGGCGTCTCGCCTTACACCTAGCTTAGCGTACTGGAGCTGCGGCTCGAGCACCTTGATCTCCTCGGTGATGTAGGAGACCAAGAGGTCTGAGGTGATCGTTGACGAACCGCCCCAGTTGCTGTTTCTTACTGTTACTGCCATTAATTATCTTTCCGTTTCGGTCAGCTCCAGGATAACCTGCCGTCTTTCTCATGCTCATGCAGTTCGGCCAGCTTTTCGGCTTGGCTCATGTCCCTGATCTCCTTCTTGGCCCCGTTGGCTATGGAAGTAGTGGATGAGCCGCCTGCCGCTGTGTCCCTTTCAGGAGGAGGAGTGGTGAGCTTCCCTTCTTTTGCAAGAACGGAAACCGTGGCATCCTCTACCGTGTAGCCGGCCAGGACTTTCGTCTTGATGGCTTCGGTGAACTGAGTGGCATTTGAATACTTTGAAGTTACGCCTGAGAATTCTTTATAGAAATTGACTTCCCTTTGAGCATTATCGCGTTCAGAAGAGAGGGTCTTATTAAGCTCTTTCTCAACATCGCGCTCTTGGGCTGTCAGCTTGACCTTCGTGGAAAGCTCTTTTATTCGAGGATTTTCGACTTTAGCATCCTCGTCTTCTAAATCTAGTAGGTTTTTATCAGCCATATGTTTTGATTTGTTTTTAACTTGTCCTGGGAGGCGAATCCCAGGCCAACGCTTATAATCAGTCCCTTACATAGATACGGGCGACGAACTCCGTAAATAGATTACGCGATCTTAAAGCGCTTTTCGTGCTTGCGCGAGCACTCATATGAATCGCACCACACGACGAGCGCGCTAGGGTCTGTCGGGTGGTCTCTGATGTTAAGAATCGTATGATTGATGACATCATCGGGATTCTTAGACGCATCGCAGTATGAGCACCTAAGCTGCATACCGCGGTAGTGAGGACAGAGCTTATACTGATATTCTGAGGGCATGTTACGGTCTAACGTGCCGCAGAATTCGCAAGTCCCGCCTCTGACTTGAGGCCAGACTCTGGTAAATGGCTCTGACTGACTACCCTGTCTTTCAACTCTTTTTTGCCGTGGAGCGGTGTATTGGATAGGCTGAGGAGCCTGTTCAATTACCGCTGTATCAGGAGCTTGTAGTGTCTCCGTCACTTGGGTTTTCTTTGCCATGATTTAAGTTGTTACGAACATTTGCTAATTCTCTCCTGTAAGTCTCCCCGAATTTCTTGAAATCCTCATACTTCTCCGATATCGAGATGGCCCCTTGTAGCCAAGCGCTCTTTTGAGGGTTCGCCTCAGTCCGGAGCTTCCTGTCCAATCCCTCGGTCAGCCCTTTGAAGACTTTTTCTTCCAGGACTTTCCAATAGTTCGAGGATGCCACCGAATCAATAGCCTCTAGGATAGCCAATATCTCCTGTTCTCTCTGGCGGAGCCACGGACTGGTGTCCATCGGTGCCTCGGTATTGAGAGATATCCTGGAGTTATTCATGATTAGTATGCTCCGTCCTGTGAGTTCGTGAACACGTCTACGATGACTGCCGTATTAGTTAGCTGCGTTCCGCCATACTGCAGGCTTATGCGACCGAAAGTAGAGAGCAGAGGCAAGCCTGTCATGCTGTTCGAGATCGTAGCCGAGGCGTTAACCGAACCGATGAAAGTGGCTAAACCGCGGTTTCCTACAGCGCCTGCGACCGAGACGACTGCGAACCTAGCGCTGTCGTTATTGACCGCTGCTGTGATCTGTCCCAAATTCCCGCAATCCCTCCATGTCGTTCCGCCGTCTTCAGTAGTCTGAATATAGCAGTTCAAAGTCGGCGAGGTGCCTGTGAAGGTCGCGCCAGTCTTCAATCTGACTACTATAGATTGACAGTCTTGGGGAAGATTGAAAGTATAGTTGGCTGTTCCTGTCGTCGCAGTATCCGAGATAGAGAGGACGTTCTTGAGTGGTAATCTGATTCCCATTTTATTATTTATTAATTATTAATCGGTTTCACAACAGGAGGAACTGGAGGAGGAAGAACCGCAGTATACGGCTCATTCAAGTAAGAGATCACCTCGTTCAGCTTATCAGCCAATGTCTGTATGGCTATGTTGTTCGAGTCGATGGTAAACGGCTCGACTGCGTTTACGACGTTCGCTGCCGCCAGATCCTCAGATTCTTTAACTAGACGGTCTGATTTTGCACCGGGAGTCTCCATTATCCCCTTGCTCTCCTTGACCAGCCTTTCTTTTCGGGCTGCTTCGATCGCGCTCATGACTCCTCTCACTCTCGAATCCCGGGCTTTCAGATGGATTTCTTCGGATTTGGAGACTGTCCCTTTCGCTACATTCAATGCCGCTGTCTCGCTCGCTATGCGGGCTGCTGTCTCGGCCGGAGTCTCGACGATTCCTTGAGCGACTCGCTTCAGGCGAGCATCCTCTATCTGCTTATTGACGGCATCTACTCTTGATTTGACTTCACTAGGGCTTAATTTGCTTATCATTGTTTTTTTGTTGTTCTGTTAATTGATCGACCGGAACATCGTCTTCTCGGCCGCCTTTCCGATCATCTTCGTCTTCCTGGCGGCCTTTTGCTTTGCAGTCATTGTACGGCCTTTCGTCTGAGGAAGCAAAGACTTTACCGGAGTAGGGCTGGAGCCTCGGTACTTTTTAGGGATGAGCCCGAAATTCTTTGTATTCTTTACGGCAGAATTCATAGCCTTCCCGTAAGCATCCTGCTGGGAGATGCCTTTTCCGCCCTGCATCATTGTTTTATAGGACATAGGCATAGGAATTTTATTATTCTGCCGCCAAGATCACATCGACACCTAAAGGGATCGTTATGGTTCGGGGTGCCGTGGTCGTGCTTGTCTCAGGGACAAAGTTCTGTGTAGTACCGTCGTCGTTCGTTACTAAGATGTTTTTTATTGACATATGTTTTTTTGTTATTGTTTTATAAAGTTGAAATAAATATCTGTCGCTATCGTTCCTATCGTTCCTCCTACAGTTACGACCACCTGCTTGTCTGTGCCTGTGCCGAGAGCCGGAAAAGCTCCCTGATTGTTGGCGACTTGGCTGTTCGGGAGGGCCGCGTTGCAGAGGATGTATTTTCCCGTGGTTGAGATAGCTGTTGACTTGGCTGTCTCGACGAATATCCCCGAGAACTTCTCCTGGATGGAGAATGTAGCGGTCGGGCTGGTGCCCGAAAGAGTCTTCACATCAAGTATGACATCCATCTGGGTGAACCCCTGCTTATCAGCGGCGAAGCCAGATGCCGTGGTAATGTTCTCTGAGATAGTCTCGCCTGCGGCATTGCTGGCTGAACCAAATAGTATCGTGTGTTTGTTTGTATGCATTATTTTATGTTCGCCTTTGGCTGAACCTCTTGCTTGAGAGGGCTAGCGGCTTCCATCGGCTTCTTCTTATTCTCTTTTATCTTAATCCCTCCACCGCTCGACCCTTCGGTTTTAGGCGTGCTAGCGTCTTTCATCTCGCCCTGTTGAGCCTGCTCTTTTTCCATCTTCTTCTGGAGGCCCAACAGCTTCTCATGCCAAGCTATATGAGTCCAAGTGGCCCAAGTCTTCTTGGCCATGTAGTGAGCATAGATATGCTGCTGATGGTCGTCATGCTCGTCCACCTGTGGCATTATATTTTCCTGGAGCGAATCATTCTCTTCCTCGGCTTTTATCTCATCAATGGTCTTTGGGATCATTATATCAACTAAGCTTGGGTCTGACAAGAATTTAGGTAAAAATACGTACTTGTTGAAATTCCTCATCCCGTCAGGACCGAGAGTCTCAGTGAGCTGGGGATACATCTGCATCAGGTCTCTCCGTAGGACTAGCTCCTTATACTCCGCTTCTTTCGCGCTATAGACGGCGATGCCTGGAGGATACTTCGTCTGGATGTCCCCTAGGTTTATCTTCTCGAAAGTCATTCCCTTCACGCCGATTATCGTCGCTATCTTCTCATCGCCTTCTTTCGTGTATCTCTTGTATCTCTGATACCAGTGCGACCAAAACTCTTTCTCGCCAAATTGCATAACCTTAGATTGAAGAGACTGGGCAAGGTCGTTTAACTGCTGTTGGATAGCTGTCTCCGTGGCAGATTGTTTTCCTTTCTTAGCCGGATTCAAAGCCATTCCCGTTCCCACCGGGTCATTAGCTTCTTGATTGAGTATCGAAATGAACTGCAGGAGTCCTCCTGACATCGGCTCAGAGGTATTTATAGGCCACATCGCCGAGGCATCATCCATCGGGATATGCTGGCTGATCTGGCGCTGGAAGAGCTGGGTCAAGTCCTTTATCTTATCGGGATTGTATCCATAGATCGGATTAGCTTTGTCTTTAGCGGCGATGAAGGCGAGATTAAGAAGAACCGATTTAGCGCGATGCTTGTCTTCCAACAAATCGGCTATGGAAAATACTACAGACGAGTGAGGTTCCCGAAAAGCTTCCTTCACTACTATAGGCCATTTCGATTCTTTATCATCCCCGTCCCTCAAGTCGAGCTTCTCTTTCATTAAGACTCTTGAAAAAGACCGGTCCAGCCAGTAGACACACTTGTCCCCGTTCTCGTCATAGCCGAAATATTCCAGTATCTGGTATACGTCTCCGGTAGTCGTGTCCATCGGCGGCTCTACCGCGAGCTTTGCTTTATCCCTTCTCACCTTATAATCCCAAAGGAAGGTGTCTATCCCGCTCGGAATCTCCCTAACTTCCGAGACTCCGGTTATAGTCCCGTTCTTTATGAGCTTCTGCAGTTCCCACTTGGATTTGGTTATCCACTTCCAATAGTAGCCCCAATCTTGGGGGTTCTCATAGTACGGATCATACCCTAGTACCAAAGGGTTTATCACATGTGGCTCCAGTATCTTCCTCTTCTTGTTGAATCGCAGAGTCTCCATATATCCCCGCCCGAAGAACAGAGTATCCCATGCCCAGTCATAATCTAATCGGTCTTTTTCCATCTCGCGGTAGTCGTTCTGGGCCAAGAGGTTCAATGAGTTTATCTTCTTCTGGTCCACTTCCTCTCCAGGGGTGAATTTTATCTGTATCTTGTCGTCATAGAGGTTAGACACTATGCGATTGAAGAGGGTTATGAGCATGGTCGAAGCTATGTTCTGGTCGCCTCTCTGGAGGTTGTTAAGGAGCACAAGCTGTGAGACTTGTCTTTTCTTCCTCTCTTGGAGAAAGTCGAAGCTTTCGCTATATTTTCTTTCTATGCTTTGGGGAGATATCTCCATTTAAGTTGAGCGGGTCTTTATAGATAAGCGAGCCTTTTTTAGCATGACATACGGCAATGATCACGAAAGGTATCTTTTGTATGGACATTGTACTCCTAAGAGAGCCTTGAGGCAATTCTTTCCTCCAGTAGATCCGAGGCTCCTCTATGAGCTCCAGCTCGTCTTTCCATAAAAATGCGACGACTCTGCTCCTGTGGTTCACGAGCAAGGACTCTTTCGTAGGTAATGGAACGCCGCTAGGGCGCGAGGGGAGTTGGAAGAAAAATGTTCGGACTACCGTGGTCTCACCATAGTTCATCGAGTCCTTTTCTATGAGAGCGGCTTTAGCTTCTATGGTCTGGCCCTGCCAATCAACGCCTGTCTCGTCTTTGACAGTTACGGATTGTCCGACATGGTCTTTGTATTCAGGTTTTTTCATTTTCCTTGCCAGATGTCTATAGTCTTATCGTAAAACGGTCTTTGTATAAAAGGCTTTGAGAGCTTGATGTTCTGTAATCCATAACCCACAGCGTCCATAGCATGAGAATACTGATGTTCAGGCTCATTTATGATTTTACCATCTCTGTCTACTTTCCACAAATAATTACGGTAAGACTGGATCACATTCACTGAACGATTCGTTACTGATATCCGTTGAGATTGGACAAAATTTATCCTCTGTTCTCTTGCACCTTGGCCTTTTATAGAGCCTAGAATATTTATGCCATAGCTTTTTATCTCATCTATAGATTTTGGTTCAGCGGCATCGGCTATTACCAGAGCTTTTGGTATGTTATTCAGAAAGTCGGCGATCGGCTTATTCATCATTCCTTTTTGATATAGAGCTTCATCTATTATGTACCCACCATTATGATAGTACACAGCCACAATCGCCGTAGGGTCATTTGTATAGCCAAAATCCAGACCATACCGCTCTAACCTAGCTTCATAGGGCAACTCGTCGATGATATTCCAATCAGTGTAGATTCTACCTTCAACCTCGCCTAGCTGTCCTTCGCCATAGACCTTCCACCAGCCTTTCCTGTCCCGCCTCTGTTCGATAGTTGCGCGGATTTCCGGCTCTAGGGCTTCATTATCCAAATAAGTCAAGACGAGAAAGTCCACATCACTCCGTTTGTTCTTGACATCGAAATCGAACCAGAACTCTTTTACGGGATTCCAGTCTAAAAATATAAAATCTTTCGTTCGGACTTCCAATTCCTCGAAAGCACTGAATGTTACGTTGTTGGCCTCATTGATGAACAATCTGTCGCGCCTTGCGCCTCTTACTTTATCTGACTCATCGACACTGAAGAACTCTATCTTGCTTCCAGTCTCGAAAGTATAAACGCTATTGGTTTTGTCCCAATTAGCATCCTTATAATACCCATGTTCTTTCATTATCAGTAGAAAATCACGCATCGCTCCTCTCCTTAAATGCGGGAATGACTCTGAAACTATACTGGTTAATTTCTCGCTTTTGTCGCTTTGAGAGAGCTGTATGAAGTACAAGATTATCGAGACGGTCTTACTGGCCGATGTGCCCCCTTGAATCGCCCGGATTCTCTTAGAGAGGCTTAATATCTTTCGGGTGGCTGTTGTGATTGAATAGGACATTTAATATAGGAGTCGGTAGTGCTTCCCCATTACTGGTCACGTCTATGTATTCTGTAGCTTTACCTAACGTTCTGTCGAATACTTCTTTGATCGCAGGAACATCTCCAGTTTTAGCCTTATCTATCAAAGCTTGATTGATATCGCTCTTTGAATTCACTGCTTTATTTATCAGATCAATCCTAAGTTCCACGGCCTTTTCGTTATATCCGCTCTTTTTTCCTGTCCTTAATTTGTTCCCTTTCTGAAATGGCATGATTCTATCATTGACTTAATTTATAAATAATAGTCTGATTATTCCATACGCTCCGAGGAGGATACAGCCTACGAGGCCTATAGTGATCCACATTAGGTATATCACTGTTTTGTCTTCCATGGCAGTTCATTAAGGGTTTTTTCGTATTCTCTCCAATTTACATCCAGCTCGTCAGCTAATAGCTCTTCTATGTAGGTCGCGAATAGATGCTCACTGTGATATGGCGCCAGATTATCGTCGCCCGGCTCGCCTTTTCCTTTGAAGCTCTTATCAAAATCAGTTACTTCCTCCTCAATGATTCCCCTCTGCCTGCAAAGATAAGCCTCTATAGCTTCATGTAAGCCTATTAAAAATGCGTAATCATCGTTCTTAGTGTCAGATACCTGTATATCTATTCCCTTGCGCTTGAATTGCCAATTTCCCACTGTTTCGTAGGCTTGTTTCTTATGGGGTATCGTCTTGATGTTAATCTGCATGAAATGTCGAGAATCCGCCGCCCAAATGATGAAAATATAGATTAGGGACTATTCCTACTTTATAGCCCTGCCTCCTTGCAGTCTCCCCCATCACCCTGTCGTCTCCGTATCCGGATTTGAACTCAGCCTTAAGGCCGAAATTCTTTATCGTCCCCTTTCTTATGGCCATGCATCCTCCTACATGGTCCATCTCCCATATCTCCTCTCCCTTCTCGCGGATCCACGAGGAGTTTTCCTCCTCTCTCATGTTGGATTTCCATGAGAGGCCAAGCTGGGAATACTCAGGGTGCCTCCTCATTATCTCAACCAGTTTTTTCAAAGTATCTTGCGTACTAGGTATTATATCATCATCACAGAGGATGTAAATGTACTCATTGGCCAGATATTCACATTCAAAGTACCTTTCCAGCATCGGCTTTTCCACAATCGTCGGAGAGTAGCCGCTCATCGACAAGGCGAATTGAGTCAATCCGAAGAAGTAGTCTCGCTCGGGCGTCCGATTCTTATGGGTAGTGATGAAGCAGTTTACGCTCATAGTAGCAAGTGCTTATATCTCTCCCGATTATTCTTTAGATATTCCGGCCACTTTGATTCGTCCATAAAAAAAGTAAAAGGCCTTCCCAGATAATCCCGCAGATTCTCTACATGAGACATGAGCTGCTCTATAGACTGGCCTCCGTAAGCCTGACCGGAAAATGCGCTCTCGAACTTCTTCCTAATCTGATCTCTCGTCCCTTGATAGGTGAAATGCCAGCCTCCCTCAATCGGTTCTTTTATAGAAGACTTTAGATCATTCAATGAGCCTTCTTTTAGGATCTTCCATGAGGTAATAAAACCGCCCAGCCAGTATTCGTTAGTCCCGACATTCAGATGATAGCAATAGACTTTTAATCTAAATCGCTTGTTTAATATAGGCTTTCCTTCCCATATCTCGTCTACATCCGAAACTACACAAATATCGTCATCATCAAGATGAGTCAAAAACTTCTTGATGCTCTCTTTCATGTAAAACTCCCTTATCCACTGCAACTCCCCCGCTCCGGTCGTGGAGCTTTTTTTTGCTTGTTCAATTAGAGCTGAATCACCCATTACATCTCTGATAACATAATGCTCGATCTTATGCGCCCACTTTTTGAACCTCTGAACATTTTCAAGGAACACAAGGGGCTTTTTTTTTCCTTTGAAGTCCTCATCGCACTCCACAATTACAAATTTGTCTACTTGGTCAGCTAGGATATTGAGCCTGATCTCCAAGATGTCCAATTCACTATGAAATAAAAAAATGTCGTATATCATTATTTCTGCCAATATAGTGTTCCATTATTTGTTTGCCATTGATTTGCTCCTACTCTGCCTCTAAAATCTTCCATGGCTAGATTCGCTCGCCAAAGAGTTCGATCATCAAAAATAACATAGCCACCCGGTATTACTTTTTCATAGAGATTCTCTAGGATATTGATCGTAGATCCATACATATCTCCATCCACTCTCAATACAGACACTTTTTTAATGACCTCCTTCAATTTTGGCAGAGTATCCTTGAACCAACCTGGAATAAATACAATGTCGTTTTTGAAACCAAATTTAATAAAGTTACTTTTTACATCCTCCAGTGAAACTGCCAAATCCTTCTCAAGATAATGAGCATCACCCTTATCAGCAGGATAAAGAAGCTCATCAGGTTGTGGTAACCCCTCAAAACTATCACAAACATAGACTTTACCTTTGATACCGAGGTTATCCATTAAAGCACGGGCAAAAATGCAAGCTCCTCCTTTCCATACGCCACACTCTATAAAATCACCCTCAAGACGCTGTTCTTTGACCTTATTCAAAATATATTCAATGTTTTGTAAACCTGAAGGGCCTATTAACGTAAAACCGTTTGTTGACCCTTGAGGATACGTTATTAATTCATCTTTTAGTTTTTCTATGTCGTGCATATCTATAAGATTTAGTTCTTCCACATCGTATAATAGCTCCTCTCCAGCATCTGAGCTTCTCCGGGTAAAGTACAGTAAGGCAGAATCGAACGCAGTCCCTCATAATAGTCCACTCCGTATCTGTGGACCCGTTCTCTGGTCAGAAAGAAATTAGCTCCAGGACCGAAAGGAATGTAAGGCGGATTAGGTAACTGGAATCGCTTGGCGAACTGCCCGTAATTATCAAAATATTTTGCAGGGTCTTTATTCAGATACCATGAATTATTCACTTCATAGTACATACCTATTGTATCATAGAAACAGACTGGCATATAGGTTTTATGCCTCCTGCTATGTACAGAAGTGAAGTCTTTTACATCCCTGATAGTGTCGAACTCGTCCTTCGGGATGTGCCTGAATAAATTGACCTTACCAAGAAAGAAAATCTCCGGCAGATCATTGTAGTTGTCTATCAAGTACGAGAGCTTGTCATAGTCGCAATGCCCGATGTTCTCGCGCTTTACGAACTTGTCAGCAGGGATTTTTCGGTCTATCCCGTCATCGCTCCGGTCATAGATGAAGTAATCGTCAGTGTACTCCGAGATCCATGACGGGTCTGAATTGTAGTTTACCAATATATACTTCATAGGTATATCCAATTAGGGTATTGATTATACACACAGTGCCAGAATCCCTTGTTCCTCCGACCCCAGTATTTCGGCGCAATCACTGTCGCTCTTTTATTAAGCCAAGCAGGGAAGATGGCAAAACTGGAGTTAGATAGCAAGAGATATTTCGCATAGCGTACCGAGCGCCAATTGATCCCTATATCGTGAATAACCTTCAACCCGGGAAAAAATCGCATGGCTAAAAGAAAATCATCCGTATGTACTTCAAACTTCATGGCGGGATTTATAGACTTCATCTTTTCGATCCCTAGATCCCAATATTCTTTAGTCAGAAACAGGCTTTTAATGTGTTGGAATTCCCCCCCTCTAAAATTAATCACGCATAGGTCATTGGGTAGCTTTATATGTTGCACTCTGAGCCATTGGTCTATTTCACCTTTGCGGTGTTCCCAATATTTAGGCCCTTGAAATTCACCATCTATCTTAGTCTTGTCTTTAACCTTCAACAACTCCCAATCGTAGTCATACGATTCAATCCCATTGTCAATGATCTTTTTCTCCCGATAAAAATGCTCGATCCCGTCCGGTAGTAAAAGGGGGTCGCCGCCCTCGTGAGCGACTCCATTCAAAACAGGCTTTCCCATGTCCAGTCCCATGAACGAAGCCCCTTTGAACCTTTCAGGATATTCGATGCCGAAATCATATCCCTTATCCAGTGCCAGAACACGGCACATAACATAGCGGAACAACTGATTTCCGAGTCCCGAACCGAACCATAGAGGGGCAGTAATCATAGAGTTATCCACTTCCCTCCCCTGTTAGACCTAGTCGCAAAATATGGCTTAAAACCTAGATAGGGGAGTGGTTTAGGCATACCCATCGAAAACAGGGAAGTGCTATGCATATTTTTTAATCATAAACTCTACCTCCCTCCGCTTGATCTCCTCTGAGAGCATATTAGTTACTTGATGTTTTCCCAATCCGATCACCACATTCACGTCATATAGGAATTTCGGTTCTCCAAACTTTTTGTACATCTGGAGGTAGTAGTCGCAATCAATCATCCAAGACAGAGATTCATCAAAATAAACTAGGTCTTTATTCCTCACAGAGACCACTGAGGGAGAGCCGATAGTATTCTTGCCCTTATAGATCTCATGGTCATAGGAAGGAAAGTGCGGATTTCTTATCTTGCCGTCTTCTAAGTGGGCGCAACCTGTAGCTAGCCAGTTGACTCCTTCGGTGAAGCAATTAGAGATTTTAGTCAAAGAAAATTCATCGTCTAAGTAGTCATCCATGAGCAAGAACTTTATTATCTCGCCCTCGCAGTGCCGCATCGCTTCATTGAGGTTAGCGCCTATGCCGTAGTGATCGCTCTTAAAATACTTAACAGGATGACCTTCACAGGCTTTTTTTATCTCATCGTCTGAAGAATTGTCAGATACGATCACCTCATAGTCCGTAAAGACTTGGGTTCGGATCGAGTCGAGAGCGCGAACCAAAAAATGCGCGCCTTGCCCGTTCATCTCGTATGTCGGTATTGCTATAGAGATTCTGGCCATTTTAGTTCGGGGTGATTTTTACGCATCTGCTCCTGCAATTCTTTTGAGTGCTTGTTGGCTTCGGTGATCATCGAGGTTTCTTTCGTCCGATAGAGCACGAGCACGTCAGGGATCGTCACTAATATTTTACCACGTTTCAATAAATCTATCCACAAGTCCCAGTCTTCCCAACCCCATGTCATTCGAGGATTGTATCCTCCGACTTCCAACAACGCAGAACGCTTAATAGCCGAAAAATACCCTATCTTATTTGTCTTCAAAAAATCTTCTAATTTAGGGTCTTTATCCAAAACGACTTCCCCATTTTGTTTCCCGAAACACTTGAAAGACGGAGCGATCATGTCCGCGTTCGTTCTAAGGATCTCATCCGTCAATCTTTCTAAACAATTTTCCTTCATAAGATCGTCAGAATCTAGGGGGAAAATATATGAACCGATAGCTCGCATGATTCCGGTATTCCTAGCCGAAGCCAAGCCTTTATTCACTTGGTGCACGACCTGTACGCCTTTAGGTTTATAAGAGTCGGCGATTTTACTCGAACTATCTGTAGACCCGTCGTCGATTACGATGATCTCTAAAGCCGGTTCGGATTGGGCCAGAACCGACTCGATTGCGTCAGTCAGGTACTCTGCTTGATTGAATACTGGTATGATTACGCTTATCATTTCAGTTTAGTTAGCCCATCAATATTTTCCTTAAAAGACTTTCCACCCTCTTTGGTGAGCGAGAATTGTTTGGTAATGGTCAGAATCTTCTTCGAGTAGTCGCGTCCCCAGATCGGAATGTAATAGTCTCCTATAGCCAAATCGTCGGGATAGATGTATCCCGGGTCGAGAACGACGGCCGGAGGGTTGTCGAACAGGTAGCGGTTCCAGTGGCTCTCGTCATTCCAGCGCGCCATATAATTTTTCATAAAGTCCTCGTCGATCGCGCGCTTCATTACTTTCATGGCTTCGATGAAGTCTTTGGCCCGACCGCCCTGGAAGCCGCCGGCAAAGTAATATTTAGGTACAGGGATGAAAGCAGTCGAATCTGGGTTAGGCTCGACAGGGAAGTAAAGCCCCTTCCGGAAGGCATACATCGGATGCTGTGCCGCGGTCAGT